CGTTCAGAATCAGAGTGCTTTGTTCCGATTCAACTTCAACGTAACGTTCTTTCGGGTCACGATGCGAAGTAGCGAAACGACGGGAACCAATACCACCCAGACCAGACAGGGTAGAAGCTGGGCCGTAGATTGCAGTACCCAGAACAGTACGTGGAACCAGAACACCAGTACCAGCAGCCAGAACAGTTACAGCAGCGCCAGTTTTGGTAACGAAAGAATCGTCATACAGAACTACGTCAACGTTGCCGAAACGGAACATGGTGTAGCCATTTGCAACAGTACCCAGTTCGTTACGCAGTGGGTTGCCAGCAGCTTGCGAGAAAGACCAAGCAGCAGCAACGTCAGGGCTAGCAATGATTGCAGCGAACAACTCAGGCGATGCAAACAGAATGTAACCAGCAATACGACCACCAGTTTGCAGAGCAGCTTTAGATTTGGCTTGTGCAGCTTGAATAGAGGCCAAAGCAGTAGCAGCAGTGAAAGCTTGAGTAGGACGGGTTACGCCAAACTCGGTAGCCATGTTAATAGTGCCGTAGTGAGCAGTTACAACAACACCGTTCAAAGTCATTTGAGCTTTGAGGTATTCTTCGTGAGTGTCGTGCAGGTCAGCTTGACGCTCAAGTTCAGCGGCAACAGCACCAACAACAATTTGCTCAGACTCAGAACCGAAAGCACGAACACCAGCCAGTTTCTCACGGCCAATAGTTTTAACAATTGGGTAGTGTGGGATTGGCAGAACGTGCAGGCTGTAGCCGTCGTCCTCGGTGCTGTTCTTCTGTGCTACGTTACGCAGATGGTCGTCAAGAATGTGCAGGCTGTTAGCACGAACGTCAAAGCTAACGCTGTCAGTACGAACTACGTCATTGCGGTACAGACCCAGCGAACCAATCAGACCCGGTTTGAAAGGGATGCGTTCGATTGCTGCGGTTTGGTCAACTACTTGACCGTTGTTGATTAGAATTGCCATTGTGTATATTTCCTTTCTTAGATTTAAATTAAATTACTTGTTAACAACAACAATGCCAACAGCGGCAAAGTCAGCGTCATGAGTAGCAGCTACATAGCCGGTCAAAGCTTGAGCGTTTACAGTAGTTGGATTACCACGGGTCAGCATACGAACCCAAGTACCAACAGGGAATTGACCAGCACCGTTAAGAGTGGTAGGTTCAACAGCAGTACCAACAATACCGAAACCGTCACCTACAGCAACGACTTGACCACTTACAGCAACAACAGCAAGTTGCAGTTGGTCGAATGGTACGTTGTAATCACCGTTCATTTGAACGAGAAAGTCTTCTTTGTTGCCAATGTTTGCAATAACAGCCATGATTTATTTACCTTCGTATTTTTTAGAGAGAATTTGGTCTACCAAAGAAGCACTGTCGTCAGTGGTTTGTTCTTCGTTAGACTTGTCGTCGGGATTTGTTTCTTGTTTAAACCAGTCTCCACCACTCATGGCTTCAATCTGGCGTTCTTTCGTTTCAAGCAGTTCAAAGACTTGGCTAAAACCTTCAACACCTTGCAGTTTCATAAAGACCGGGGTGAGTTCGTTAACTAGTTCTTCGTCGTACAGAATGCCTTTCAACTTTGATTTAATCTCAGCTTCACGGGCACCTTTGTTGTCGTCTGCTTTATTCTTAGCACTGCCCATAAGGCGTTCTAATAGACTCGGTTTGTCGCTCATTGTTAATACTTCCTAAAGTGGTTTGATTGTTGTCCAAAGGCGTCGTTAAAGTCACACCAGTTCTTTCTGTCACTACGGAGAATGACCGGAACTTTGCTACCTGTACGCCGAACTGTGAGTGCAGTAAGTCTTTCTGTTAGTGCAGTGATTAGCGGGCCAGTTTCCGAAGCTTCGCCAATCTGCCAACGTTGAGGACTAAGAGCAATGTTATTAATAATGCTTTCCAGTGCCATTATTGAACCGTCAATAACGCTGTTACCGGCTAGCTCATAAAAGTAAACGTAAATGGAATCCTCTAAATACGGTTCGTCTTCTATGAAGTCACCAGTGTTCAAACGCATTTGGTCAACAAAGTTACTGGGGTCAAGGTTTGTACTAGCCATGCCCTACCCCTGTTTGTCTGTGCTCAGGCGGTCACTTTCGTTAGCCGTTACACTGTTGTTGAGCTTCTTGCTGTAGTCAGCCTGTGGGGCTTCACCAGCAGTACGCAGGAACGTTTCTAAGCCTTGGTCAGCAGTGACACCACCAGATTGCAACAGACGCTGCCAGCCTTGTGTAAACTCGGTCCAGTCAAGCGGTTGCACTGGTTCAAATTCAAGGTCAGGTATACGGTCAAGCGGCAAGCCGTTAAGTTCATAAGCAATACGAATAGCCTTCTTAAACTCTTGGCTAATCACACGCTGTACGTTCTCAATAAAGAGGGTCATTAAGTAAGTGCTGTTGTCACTCAGTGCGAAACTACCACCTCCTTCTGCACCAAGGGAAAGAACCATAGTTTGCAGGGACAACATAATCTCTTGGTTGTAACGGGAGATTGCTTGCCCTACGTTGTAGTTTTGAGCGTTGCCACCACTACCACCAACAGTTGTAATCTCAAAAAGACGAACACCGTTGTCTTGTGTGTCAGAGGCAGACAGAATGTAACTACCTTTACCAGCGTGCAACATTTCCGCTTGAGTCAGCAAGTTAGCCACATACACAGCTTCTTGACTGTTTGGTTCAGCAAAGTATTTGTTAATGTAGTTGGACGGTACTTTAATGTCCAAAACACCCGACAAGTTTTTAGCTACACCAATCGCTTCGTATTCTTGTAGAATCTTTTTACTCTTCCATGCTGTGTAAGCACCATAGAGCAGCGATTTACCAAGGGGAAAGTCTGAGTCAGGTTCAATACGGAAGAAAAGAATCTTACTACCACTAATGTCTTTCTGTGCTACGTCTACGTTGTAAACAAGCCCGTCATTGTCAGCAGGGTTAAGAAGTAGTTTGTCCAGCAAACCACCTTTCATTTGAAACTTTTCAACTGTGGTTAGGTGAATAGGGGAAATGGTTTTAAATACAAAGTTACCACTTACACGCTCACACACTACTTCATTCAATGAACAACCATAGTCAAGCATTTGCAGCCAATTAGAAATAAGACGTTTCTTGTCGTAATCTTGCATGTTCTCAAGACTAACATTCAAAGCGTCAATAAGTTTCTTTTCTTGTGCGTTGCTTTTCTCATGGTAGGCAATCTTAAAATCACCTTTAGACAGTACAGCTTTAATAAACGACATACTGCCGCTAATAATACCGTCTAGTTTCATGTCTCGGTAAGTGTAAAAAGCTTGGTTAATACTAAGCTCATGTTTACCAAGTTGAAGCACTGTGTTTTCTACGTGTAATGGCTTGCTCTGTTGGGACAGATTAGCAGCCAAATTAATTACTCCTGTTTCTCTAGGTCTTTGGTTAGTTTGTCAAACCACTTTTCCCACGTCATAACGTAACAGCCACCATGCTTTACATATTGCTGTGTTGACCGCCACAAATATTCCAAATCTTGCGGATGGTTAGCAATCATATAGTGCAGGTATTGACGTAGTTCAGGGCTTGGGGTTTTGGTACATTCCTTGTTACTGAAACAGTGCAAGGGAATGTCTTTAATAGTCTTATAAGGACTTGTCTTTTCGTTCATTGCTTGGTTGCCTCCACTGGCTTTAGTTGTGCAATCTTCTTTAGTTCTTCCATTGGCACAACATAACCAGCAGCACGGTCAAACTTGCGATTGTAAGAACGGTTCTTAGCTTCTGTCTTTTCTTGTGTCTGCCATTTCTTCAAGGTTGCTTTGTTGTCTTCAATGAATTTCTTCATTTTGCTAACTTGAACAATGGCCCAAGTGTCACCATGTTCAGCAGTCCACACACGCCAGAAATAATAATCAGCTTCACACTTTGCAAAACAACCCGGAAGCGTTGCACCAGTGAGTGTATTGGTTAGTTTCATTTCAATCTGAATAGCGCCGTACTTCTCACTACTCCACAATTGGTCTTTAACACTGACCTTCTGTAGTGCGCCGTTCTTTGCTGGAATGCTTGCGTCAATGTCTTTGTATTGGTTGGCCTTGTCACTCAGCAGCTTACCGCCGAACTGAGCCACTACCATACTTTCAGCTTTAAATCCAGCACCATCAAAAATAATATTAGTCATTGCTTTTTCACCCTTCTAGGCATTAAAATGTAATAAGTGGGGGACTTACCCCCTGTTGTTTAAAAACGTTTGGACACGACAAAACCCCCAAGAAAGGAGGTTATTTATTCCGCGTATTGCTACAGGTCTAAATAAGGTTCAATTGAATTCGCGGTGTGAACGCCACACTAACCATGCTTCACACATAGACACCATACTGTGCCCCTCTCCACCACTTACACACAGTCACAAGACCGGTGCTCTTTCGTCTAGTGGCAGACTCATTTGTTCCAGAATCCACCACTCTACATTCTTACCTTCTTTTGCCAATGACTCTAGAAACTTGTCACTGTACTTTCTTCGCACTTGGCGGAAGTTCTCGCCGGTTACTACGTCAATCAATCTCATAAGTTCACACAAATGTATTGGTTAAGTAAGTAGTTTACACATACATAGGCTCAAAGTCAACCCCCTCTGTAAAATAATATGAACTTTCTTCATATTCCGGTAGTTGCTCGTTAGTCCAGTCAGGAACATTACTTACTTCGTCTGCACTTACAAAGAACTCAAGGCCAATACGCTGTGTGTTTACTTTAGCTTTCCAACCATTCTCACAAGACTTATTCAAACCGTCTAGGAAGGTGTTCATACTCTTAGACCAAGTAGGTGAATTGTACGGCATAACAGGGCCAACAAAGGGCACATAGAGCGCATTGTACACTGTCATAGGGTCAGGCTTATAAAACGTTTTGAGGCTCTTATTCTTCGCATAAACACGACCTTTCCAACCGAGAAAGGGAGACACCAAAACCTTAATGAACCCTTTCTTAGCTTCGCCTACCTCAATCCACTCTGACACTTGGTTTAGTTTGCGTGCTAGGTGCTTGTCTTCAACACCCAACTTCTTGCACATAAAGGAACGCTTGCACAGAATAATGTTTTTATACACCACCAAATCAAGAAGCTGTTTCATTAGTTCGTATTGCTTGTTACTAATTAAGGCTTTCTCTCCTTTGGTGCGTACAGCGTAATCACTTTCTTTCTTGAACCACGTAAGCTCAGAGACTAGCTTAATGCCCCGCATGTCTGTTGTGTACTGCATGAACTCTTTAAGCTGTTCAGGGTCTGTGCATTCTTCAGGGCTTCGCACTGTTGCACTGTACATACGTTTGTCGTCTGTACTCACAAAGCCGCTGAATACTTCATACACCAATGGGAGACATTCACCTGTGTTCAGGTCTACTACGTGCTTACCAACTACTTTAACTTCTTGCATTTGCACCTCTATGGGCATGGTTTAATGTTTGTTTCTTACCCCACAATATTAGAAAAGTGGGTGTAAATCGGGCTACAAGCCCCGGCCTGTATGGCTCGCTTCAAATTGCTCTATTATAATAAAGGAACTTACTGTTTCTGTTTTTGACTGAGAGTAACAAGAATCAAATCAAGAAGAATAGAAGGACTCTTATTTTGTTGCAGTGCTAGTGAATCCAAATACGTCAGTGCTTCTGCTGTTAGGTAGAACCTACGTCGAATCAGGTTCTTGTTTTGGTGTACTTCTGGTGCGTCTTGCACAAGGTTAAGCTTTGTCATTTAAGACCTCATTTGGTTTATGTAATTAGTTAGACGTTTGAAAGAGAAAGAAAGTCACATTAAAAAGAATTTTATTTTCTTCTATTTTTTCTCCCCTTCCTCATTATAAGTATAACATTGTTTTGGTGTTTTGTATATAGCAATAAGCATTTAGTTACAAATAAAGTAACTTTCTGTTAACTTCAAATTCCTATATAAAAACCTCTACCTCTTAATATTATAGTACCATGTATTTTTAAGTTTGTAAAGAACTATTTGTTGTAAGTGCAAGAAAAGTGTGTTAAACACCCCAAAAGTGAAAGAATTCTGACAGACGGTCTTGCTTTATAGGGAATTATAGGTGCAAGCTTGTCACTCTGTGTTGTGTATAAAGCAGACGAACGGTATGCACTTTTGTTTGTGTATGGGGTTGCGTGCCTGTCTGTTTGTGTTATTCTTGTTTCACACCCAGCCTACAGAGGTAAGAAGAAATGGAACACGTAGCCACAATCAGCCAAATGCGTAACCTTCTTGATTCCACTAACGGTAAAATCTTTAGTGTGACATTCGTAAAGAAAGACGGTAGCGTTCGTGACATGGTTTGCAGGAACGAAGTAACCAAAGGTACAAGCGGTGGTGTAGCTGGTCACGCACACAAAGAAGAACTTTACACTGTGTATGACATTCAGGCTCAAGGCTTCCGCTGTGTGAACCTTACCACTGTGAAACGTATTAAGTGTGGTGAACTCAACAAGGAGTGGTATGTATGAGCGTGCAATTGTTCATTGAAGGTGAACCAAACGTGTACTCTGTTGTCATATTTAAGAACATGAGTATTGTGCAAGAAATACAGAGAGCAGCTAGGAAATTCGGTAAGCGTTGTTTTTATATACCTTGTGCCTAACAGCTCTAAACTTTGTGTACCTTACACACTGCCCCTTCCCCGAGGGGCTTTTTTATTTGTGCTGTACCCTAATTCAGTTACATTCGTAAAAGACACCTCTAGGGGTTACTAAACTTATTCAGT